TTCGCCGAAACGCAGGCATTTGGCGCAGCGTACAACTCAGGCAAAATTCTATTGCCAGACCCCGTCAAATTTCCCGAAGCGGCAGCATGGGTAGAAGATTGGCTTGACGAAGCGGAAAGTTTTACGGGGCTTGACGGCGGCAGGGACAATAGGATTGACGCGGCTGTCAATATGTTCAAAAAAGCATTTTACAATCCAACAGTTATATGAGCATCGTTCAAAAAATAGCGGAAAAATTAGGGCTAACGCCCCGCGTCGTCAATGTTACCTACGCAGAAGCAAAAGTGATGACGTGGCGGGACGTTACGGGCATGGCGTGGAGCGGCGAAAACGACGATAAGGAGGCCACCGAGGACGACGCGCTGTCAAATTCGGTGTTTGTGTCGTGTATGCAACAGCTCGCAGGAAGCTTATCAGCCGCGCCGCTGAAAGTCTATGATGTAAACACCGACGAAGCGGTGCCGGAACATCCGCTCAATGCCGCGCTTGCCAAGACCGACAACGGCCTCCCGCTCTCGAAAGCCCTGCAGGGGGCGCTGGTGAAATTGTGCATGGGCGGCACATCCTACATACACATATTGCGCGACGGGTTGCAAAAAGTGGCGGGATTCGAGGTGTTTCAGTCCGCAAAGCCAATTCTCGAAAACGCAACTATAACGGGGTACAGCATAAAAGACAAAGACGGGCGCGATAAATTCGTGCCAGCCGCAGACGTTATCATGCTGACATGGATAGTCCCAAACCCTCAAAATCCACTCTATGGATTATCGCCGCTCAGGGCCTGCGGCAAAGCGGTAAAGTTGCTCAACGCCAAAGACGGCTACATGCAACGCATTATGCAGAATAACGGACTGTTGCCACTTGTGCTTACGGAGCATAGCGGCTCGCTGACTAAAGCGCAGCAGGACAGCATAGCAGACACTATAAAAAGCAAAGGGAAACGCGGTGAAAACATACTTGTTTCGGGCGAAATATCCCTGCTTGCCACTGCTGCCAAGCCAAACGATTTGCAACTGTCAGAGCGTATCAAAGAAGCGGAACTCTCGATTTGCGGCGCACTGCTCGTACCGCCGGAACTTGCCGCAACGACGGCGGGAATGGCGGCCTCGACCTACAACAACAAAGGGCAGGCGCGGGAATTTTTCACAGAGCAAACCCTAACGTTGTTCTGGAATTCGTTTGAGGATCAATTTACCCGTGCGCTGATGAAAAACGAACCCGGACTTGGGGTATATTTCGATACATCTACACTTCCGGCATTCCGGCAAAACATCAACGACAACGCCGACGCAGTGATAAAATTACTGGCGGCTGGCGTAATAGACTATAACGAAGCGCGGGACATCGTCGGCCGTCCGCCGACGACGGGCAAAATAACGCCGGAAAATCCGGTTGAAGCTCCACCAACAGACGCGCCACCGGACAAACCCGCGTCGGGCGGTAAAAAAAAAGCACTGCTCGCGGTATTAACAAACGCAGACGGCGATAGGCGCGAACTCTTCTGGAAGGCAATCAGCGCGAAAGCCGCCGATACAGCAAGCGACCTTGCGGCAATCCTTGCGGCGGAATTTGGCGAAATAGAAAAGGAAGTGCTACGGAGCATTGCAGGGATGAAACGGCGCGATATAACGCTAACGAAGGAACTCGATACGACGATTGATTTATTCAACGTCGGCGCGGCAAAGATTGTAACGAATGAAGCCGCAACTGACGCACTGCTGAAACTCATCGGCAATATGGCGCGTTCCGCCGCCGATGAAATCAGCGAAGATTGGGACGCAATTCAAAGCGATTTTGACGAAGCATTATCCGAATCGCTCAATGATTCGCTTGATAAAATCAGCGTTGGTTACGACACGATGGACGCTGAATTAAAGGAAACAATCAGCAAAGTAGCGAAAGACAATCCCGAAGCCGACGTTGCAACATTGAAAAAACTATTCGCTGAAGCGGCGACGGCAAAGTTCAAAACGCTGAAAGAAAGCCGCGCCACAACGATTGCTGTAACGACGACGACCTACGCCACAAATTCGGCGCAAACGACGGTATGGGCGCGCAAGGGATGGGATTTGACGTGGCTCTCACAGCGCGACGGCAAGGTACGCGATTCACACGCTGAGGCGGACGGTAAGAAACGGAATAAGGACGGCAAATTCGAGGTAGGCAGCGACGTAATGCCGTTCCCGTGCGCGGGCAGCATAGCAGAAGAAAACGTGAATTGCCGCTGCCTGACATTCCCGCAAAAGGCATAACACAACAGCATAACAGCAACATAAATACAGCGGTGCAACTCCGCAACTGTCAAAGGGTTTAACTCAAAGGCGATTCCTGCATAGCGCGGGGATTGCCTTTTTTTATTTGCACTATGGAAAAATACTACAAATCCCTGCACACCAAAGCCACCGACAAAGGTGAAGGCACGGCCGACATTATCGTTGCCGTGTTCAACAACGTAGATAGCGGTAATGACCGTATCATGCCCGGTGCGTTCAAAAAATCCATTGCCGCCAAACCACCAAAAGGGGTGATGTCGCACAACTGGGAAAAACCGATTGCGCGAACGCTATACGCAGAAGAACTTTTACCCGGCGACCCGCGCCTGCCCGACAACATCAAAGCACTCGGCGGATTGCTTGTATCGGCGGAATTTAACCTCGATACGCAGGACGGCTCGGAGGCGTACAGCAATGTCCGCAAAGGCATTATAGACGAGTTTAGCATAGGATTCTCAATCCCTAACGGCGGATTCAGGTACGTAAAAGGCGTTCGGGAAATCACCGAAATTGAACTGTACGAATGGTCACCCGTGCTTGTCGGCATGAACCGCATGACGTCGCTCATCAGCGTAAAAGGCGCGTTATTGGGCGATACCGCGCCGGAAGTTGCAATGAACGCCGCACGTACGGTTATGGATAGACTGTATTGGGGCTTATTGGAGCGGATTTACGGCTACGCAGAGCAAGGGACGGGCGATTTGCCGGAACTATTAGCGGAATTCAGCGCGGAAGTGCGGCAATATGTAGAAAGCATTTTAGCGATAGGCAACCCCGCCGAAAAAGCGGCGCGGATAGCGGAAATTAAAGCGGGGCGCAGCGTCTCATCCGCCAACCTCGAAACCCTAACCGCAATAGCGGCGGGGCTTACCGAACACGCAAACACACTGACAGAATTTGTCAGCAAACATACGCCGGAAACGAGCATTACAGACACCTCAAAAGGCAATTCGGGAGATGTTGCACAAGCGGTGACTGCAGGCGCGGCAAGGGCGCAGAAAGCGCGGCTTATAGCAAAGGTCGCGGCTATTCACCACACAACCACCACAACACTATGAACAACACACTCGAAGAAAAGCAAAAGCGGCTTGCCGTGATAGTCGCGGACTTATCGGCAAAATCGGCATTGCCCGATGATGAATTTATCGGCGAAAAGGGCGCGGCTCTGACGGAAGCAATCAAAAATCTGGACGCGGAAGCGGATGCCTTGCAAAAGGAAATTGCCGCCGCGCTGGAGGCAAAAAACATTCTGCGACGCAACGCAGAGCGGCAAATAGAACTCTCGAAAGCAACGAATGTACAGGTGTTTTCAGCCGACATTCCGAAGCCCGACAGCGCGAATGACGTAGTTGTCAAAAGCGTAAGAGGGCAAAAATCCAAGCACTTCGACACAGCCGAAGACGCTTTTTTGTTCGCCAAATTTATGCAGGCCGCGCTGACGGATAACTATGAAGCCAAGCGGTTTTGCGACGACTACGGCTTGCAATACAAAGCAATGTCCGGCACAAGCAACCCCGACGGCGGCGTACTCATTCCGCCGCAATTCCTGACGCCGCTTATTGCGCTCAGGCAAACATACGGCGTATTTGAGAAATATGCTCAACGTGTAAATATGACAAGCGATACCGCCTCGCAGACTAAAGTTACGGGCGAGGTAACATCGTACTATGTTGGGCAAAATTCCCCAATTACCGAATCGGCAATGACCTTTGGACTTGTAGACCTTGTAGTTAAAAAACTGGCTGTATTCGCTATTCTGTCGAATGAACTTAACAGCGACGCTTCGGTAAATATCGGCGACACGCTCGCTAAATCAATAGCGTATCAATCAGCCGTTAAAATTGACCAAGCGGCATTCAATGGCGACGGTACGAGCACCTACGGCGGCATAGTCGGAGCGCGGGAAGCGCTGAAAAATTTGGGCGGGACATTTTCCTCGACCGCCGGATTGCAGGTAGGTTCGGGCAATGCCTATTCCGAATTGACCCTGTTAGATTTTCAGGGTGTTGTCGGGAGGTTGCCGGACTACGCCATGAATGCCGCATGGTTCGTCAGCAAAAAATTCTATAACGATGTGATGTCGCGGCTCATGCTGTCAAGCGGCACGGCCACAACAGCCGACATAGCAAAAGGCACGCAAAATCTCGGCTTTCTAAACTACCCAGTCGTTTTCACGAACGCTATGCCCAAAGTGGAGGCGAATAGCCAAGTCTGCGCCCTGCTTGCTGATTTCAGCGTCGGGGCAATGTTTGGAGAGCGGCAATCCATTTCTATTGCATCGAGCAATACGGCGGGTTCTGCATTCCAAAACGACCAAACATACGTGCGCGGAATTTTGCGCTACGACATTAACATTCACGACGTTGGCAATTATACCTCAACAGCCGCCGACCAACAGGCGGGTGCAGTCTGCGGTCTGATTACCGCCGCTTCATAAGATAACCCGTAAAACTTGCAATGCGGCGGAATACTCCGCCGCTTTTCACCACTTACTACACACAAAAACACATGGTAAACGCACAAAATACAAAGGTTGTCGCTGTAACGCCTCCCGGCGCTATCGTAGATAACGCGGCTTTTACAACGGCAACAATAGATACAGTCGGCTATGGCTATTTAACCGTTCTCTGCATTTTCGGCGCAATGGATATTGCGATGGCAACCCTGAAAGCGCAGGAATCAGATTCGTCTAATATGTCCGGCGCGGCCGACATTACGGGGGCGGTTTACGGCACATCTACCGATATTTCCGGCGCAACGTCGGCGTTGCCGATAGACACCGCCGACAACACTATCTACGCATTTGAAATAGCCCTCGGCAACGGGCGCAAACGCTACATTGATATATCGGCAACGGGCGGCGACGGAAGCGCAGGAACATACCTGACAATCGTAGCAATCCTTTCGCGTGCAAAAAATCCCGCCACGACGGCAGCAGGGCGCGGATTGGCCAATATCCTGCGGGTTAACTAATGATTAGCCAACCGCTTCCGATTATAGCAGACCGCGATATATGGGTAGACGCCACTATATCGCACGAACTCACCAAAGGCGCGGACGGGGCTATGTTGCTCGTCCGCGCCGGAGGCGTACTGACTGAGTATCAGGCACAGCGTATCGGCTATGAAGCCGGTAAGCCGCCCGTCGTAAAAGCCAAGAAACCAAAAGAAAACAAAGCATTGTTTGCATCGGAAAACAAATGATATTAACCCTTGCCGAAGTAAAGGCCATACCCGCAATTAACATCAGCGACACAAGCCAAGACGCTTGGCTGACGGAGCTTATAGACGCTTGCGGGAAACGATTTGAAAAATACTGCGGTCAGCCCTTAGTGCAAACCACGAAAACCGCGTGGCAGTTTCTCGGCACGGGCGAAAGCGCCTATATTTTGCCCTTCACCACCGAGGTTGCGCTCACCGCCGGAAGCGTGTATGAGCGCGCCGACCCGTCCGACACATGGGAGCAACTGACGGAGGTGTATGTAGAGCAACTAGGGGATAATGTTTTTCAGCTGTTTAACGCCGACAGTTTCATTGCGGGGTATCGCTATAAATGCACAATTGCGGTAGGATTTGCCACCATGCCCGACGACGTACGGCAAGCGGCAATGGAATACATAGTCTATTTCTACAAAAAGTACGGCAGCGGCAGCAACAGCGATTTTGTAACGCTTGAATCGCAGGCAGTAAATCAGGGCGGCGTTGTTACTTCGCAGAAATTCGCCGACCTTGACAAGATGCTGAAGCCGTTTCTGCAACCCTATAAAATTTTGGTATGATTCCCGACCTCCGCCCCAAAGTTAAATCGTTCCTGCAAACCGCCGCGATTATTTTGCAGGGGCGCGTCGGGACGCACATGCGGAACCGCGACGGGCAACCGCGCAACACCACTGCCACACTCCGCATAGTGTCGGGGCGGCTGTTTAAGTCATTTCAGCGGGGCGCGTCGGAAAACATATTCGACATCAGCGGCAACACGTTACGCTACGGGACGGAAACGTTCTACGGCGAAATACACGAACGCGGCAAAACTATAAGGCATCCCGGCTCTACCAAATTACAGCGGTTCACCGTTGGCGGGGCTGTTGTATTTACCCGCAAAACACGTGCGCACAACATCGGCATTCCGGCGCGTCCGTTCCTAAGCCCTGCATTGCAAGATTTTCAGCGCGAAGATTTGCCGGAAATGTTACGCGATTTAATCGAAGAAATAGCAACGGAGTTTAATTCATGAGTTTACGATTACCTACAGAAGCCCGAAACAGGCGCGAATTTATCCTTGCCGTAGCAAACAAACTTTGCGGCGAAATAACGGCGTTTAGCGGCAAAGTGGTAGAGCAATATAAGACCGGCAGCAACTATCCATTGCCCGTTGTGGTGTGCGCCGTGGGCGCAGAACGGTTTAGCGGCGAAAGCGACGAGGACATGACAGCATGGAGAATTGAGGGCATAAGTCCCGTCGAAATTTTAGTGCGCTATAAAAAAGCGGGAAACGACGCTACGGCTGATACGGGATTTGAATTATCGTCGGCATACACCGACGCAATAGAGCGCAAATTCCGCGCCTACGCGCTGTCCTTACAGGGTACAAGCGGCACGGCAACCGACAAGGGCATTACGATAGACACGTACGGGAGCGGCGGGTACAAACTGACTATTACGGCGGTGCATTACCCGAATAATTACCCCGTGCAGATGGAGGGTGAAGCGGATATAAATTGGATTAACCTCACATTTGAATTTCATTTTACGCAATACTTTTCCTGATTATTTTTTCTGATTATGGACGTTTCTTTTAACATCATTACCCACGCCCCCGACGCGCACAATTTAACATTGCTGCTGCCTACCTTGCCCGACGGCGCGGAAATAGTCATCGTCGAAACGGTGCATGACGCAACGCTTGACAGCGCGGCAGAACGCTTCGTAACGACAACAAAGGGGCGGCAGAATGTTACGGGCAAGGACATTGTCTTTGCCGAGTTCCGGTATGGCGGGGAATTTCATTTTGCCGCCGCCCGAAACGCCGCAAAGATGCTGTCGACGCGGGGCTGGATATGCTGGGTAGATTCCGACGACCGCCTCATGCCTCAATCCTACGAAACATTTGCAACGCTTGACGAATTGCCGCGCGGCGTAGGGGGGTTGTGGGGCATGGTGTACGGGCTAAATGCTATTGAAGATTGCCCCGAACATAAGACCGATTTCTATTCAGCAAAGCAAGTGCGGGTGTTCCGCAATTTGCCGGAAGTGATATGGGAAGGTGACGCGCACGAACAGATTTTGCCATCTATCGAAAAACAATTATTACAGGTGCTATTTTCAGAACTCTATATCTATCATAGCGGTTACGTAACCAACCGTGAAACCGCGTACAAAAAAATGCTACGGAATGTAATGGGAATGTGCCGTAGCGTTGGCACTGGTACGGATACTGGCGCGTTCCACATGGGACATCTCCCCGACTCTATCAATACCCTGCAACGGCTCGCTCCAAAGCGAGCATAAAACATCCCTCTCACCTATCACCACTACGAAAGGCAATCACCATGCCCGGACAAGTTTTAGCCGGTGGAAATCGAATAGATTTCCTGACAATGGCCAACGGGACAACGCCGACCATTGGCACAACGGCGGTATTCACACTCACCGATTACGTCCTCAACAGCGATGTTACTAAAGACGATACGGGAGTTCCCTCGCTCAAAATTGAGCACGTACAAGATGATGAAGCGTTACAAACTTTTTTGTCGACCTACATCAGCGCAACGCCTACCGTTGCAGAAGATTTGACATTCGAGGACGGGACAAAACAACTCGGTTCATCGGGGTCAAATTCGCAGCTCATGGCGGTTATTTACGGCGGTATAGTTACAGGCGGGGCGTCCGACGGAAAGCGCAAAGCGTACCTCTTGCCGTGCCGCTTGAAATCAAATTCAGGCGCATACAAGCAAGAAGGCGAAAAGTACAACCGCGTTTCGATTGAACTTGCAGGATTTGCCCTGCAAGGCGCATTAACCCTTGTTACTGCAGCATTTTCATCTACGAAATTCACCACTCCGGCGCAGCAAGTCATAGCAATGACGACGCGCTACGGGAAGCCGATTTTCGCATAACCAACGCGGCGGGGCGGCATTATGCCAATCACCACGCCCCGCCGCTATTTTTACCATCATTTTTCATAATCATTACCTATAACAAAATGCAACTCACATTTTCTTCCGGCAATACCTACGACGTAAAGCCGCGCCCATTTAACCTGAAAACAATCGAAGTATCCCGCCACGTCATCGAAAAACTTGCCGCCGTCAGCGATAATGAAATGCTGAAATTCCTGACGCAAAACCCCGAACTTCTCAAAGAAGTGCAGGACGCGGGGGAAAACGCCATTGTCGGCGTTATGCTGAAACATAACCCAGAAGTCGCAAAGTCAATGCTCGGCTCGGCGGCCGTTGGTAAGGGCGTAGAGCGGCATATCGCAATGATTGACTGTTTTTACGTTGGCGTGGATACCAAATCATGGGATGAGGCGGACAAAGCGGAATTTATTACCGCTGAATACCGCGAAACGCTTGATTTGGAGGAGGTGGCGGAATTTGTTGGTCTTTTTCGTAAAAAACTACAATTATGAAATCGGCTACGCAAATGAAGTCCTTGAATGGGACATATTCCACATAAAGCCTATTAACCACGAAACGGGCGAACAATACACCGCAGACGACAGCCCCATAACGGGCTATGAGCATGTACCGGAAAGCGAGCATGCATTTATGACGGCAACGTGGCTCGCAAAAGAAACAAACACCACCGTTGAATTTCTGACGGAACAGATACTGTACCGCGATTATTTGCGGCGATTAGGGCGCGTAAAAGCCCTGCATTGGCAGCCGTTTGACCGCAAGGGCTTCGAGGCGTCGCGGGAACGCAGACGGCGCGGACACTGACACATTTTTGCCACTTCCACCACCACCGATGGCAACTACCTTAGAAGCGCGGATTGCGCTTGATACGAGTGCGTTTGAACAATCGCTGAATAAAATACTCGCGAGCGGCAAAGACGCAATGAACATCCTTCGTCAAGCGACGCAGGGGCTGAAAATTGATTTGAGCGCGGGTAATGCCGGAGCGCAAATCAGTAGCATTGCCACGTCATTTTCCACTGCAAAATCGGCGGCCGGCGCGGCAACAAGCGAACTCAAAAACGCCCTTGCCGCTATGATTGCCGGCGGTCAAAAAGGCACAGCCGAGTTCAAAAGTCTGGAAGACGAACTAAAGAAAACGGTGCTTGACGCTTCGGAACTTGACGACGCCATGAGGCAAGTGGATAAGTCCATTGATGGGCTTGGCGGCAAGAAATTTAGCTTTGGCGAACAACTCTCGGAAGGGCTAAAAGGCGGTCTTATCGGCGGACTTATCGGCGGCGGCATTGCGGGCGCGGTGCAGTCCGGGCTTAGTGCTATCGGCGACGGGTTTAGCAAAGTAATCGAAATCGGCTCTGAATTTCAGACGAATTTACAGTCTGTGTCCGCCGTTACAGGCGTTACGGGCGCGGGGCTGACCGACATAGGCGAACGGGCGCAAGGTTTAGCCGCAAAGTTTGGCGGCGGGGCGTCGGAGCAGTTGGGCGTGTTTCAGACTGCGCTTAGTAAGATAGGGCCGCAGCTCGCGGGTAGTTCCACTGACTTGACTACGTTTGCGGATAACGTCAATACGCTGTCAAAAACCGACAGCGCGCTGGGTGCGGCGGGCGCGGTAGACGCCCTGTCGGGTTCATTGCTCCAATTCGGCGTCAACGTCAACGACACCAACGAAGTAGCCCGCGAAAGCTCGCGGTTCATGAACGTTTTGGCAGCGTCGGCGGGTGTGGGTTCGGCAAGTGTGGCACAGGTTGCAGAGGCGATAGGCGTTTCCGGATCGTCGCTCGCTAATGCAAATGTTACGTTTGAGGAAAGCAACGCCGCTTTACAGGTTCTTGCGTCAAAAGCGCTGGTTGGCAGTCAGGCGGGTACGGCATTAACCGCCGTCGTCAATAAATTGCAAGCGGCGAGCGGCCCAGCCGCCGACAAACTACTCACAATGGGTACGTCGTCTGAAAAACTCGGCGAACTGCTAACTACAAAGGGCATCGGCGCGGCTATGGATGAACTCCGTACCGCTATGGGCAATCTCGGCGGCACTGCTGAAAAAAACGCTTTTCTTGTGTCGCTATTTGGGGAAACGGGGCTCAATGCGGCGTCTGCGCTGTTGGGCGGCGGGGATATGCTGAAACAATTTACGGAGGGCGTTACCGGCACACAAGCGGCAACTGAACAGGCGGCTACGAATATGGCAACGTTTTCAGAAACGATGAGCCGTATCGGAGCGCAAATATCCAACGTGGCTATTACCATATTTCAGGCATTAGAACCCGCTCTGACGTTTGTAGCAACCGTTGGCGCAAATATATTCGACGGCATTATCAGCGCTGTCGGGTTCGTAGGGAACGCACTGAAATCGCTTGCGCCGCTTCTTTTCACTGTTGGCGGGGCTATGGCTGCGTATGCTATTGTTACTAATGCAGGGGCTATTGCTACGTTTTTGGCAACTACGGCAAATACTGTGTATGGAGCGGGATTAGCCGCGCTGCAATCTGTTATGGCTATAACATCGGCGGCCGCAACGACAATGTGGACGGCGATTACCGGGCCCGTTGGCGTAGTCATTGCCGCAATAGCCGCGATAGGATTAGGGCTGTATCTACTATACCAAAACGTAGAGCCATTCCGCAACGCCATTGACGAAGCGTTTGCGTTTATTGCCGAAGTTGGCAGTCAGGTTGCCGATATTTTCGGCGAATGGCTTGACGCTCTTTCTGTCGTCGGGGATTTAGTTTTGACCGTTCTTGTTTTGCCCTTCAGGGCATTTTGGGCGGTACTGCAACCTATAGGCGAGGCGATATTCAGCGTTATTGGCAGCTTGTTTTCGTTTAATGACGCGGGTGAAAAAACAGGCGGCGCAATGGAGTTCCTGACGGGGATTTTCGATAAGATAAAGGCCGCTATTCAGATAGTAAAAGCGAGTATCGCGGGGCTAACAGCGGCGTTTGATACGGTAATTGGCACGGTGCAGAACGTCGTAAAAGCGGCGGCAAATTTCTCGCTGTCGGGCATAATTGACGCTTTCAAAACGGGCGGGAAAGACGCGGCCAAGGCGTTTAATGAGGGCGCGGCTGAAAGCATCAATCAGGACGTATTCGACAACGGGCTGAAAAACGCCGAAAAAGCATTTGAAAAGGGCGTTGAAATCAATGCGAAAATTAAGACTGTTTCGAGTTTGGATGAACTGCAAAAAACGCTGAATGACGCACAAGACAAATTACAGCCGATACAGGCGAAAATAGGACGCGGCGAAACACTGACAGCCGAAGAGCAGGCGAGTTTCGACGAGTTAGCCAAGAAGGCCGCCGAAGCGTCGGGCAAAATAAAGGAGATTGCCCCCGACGCTGTTTCGGGCGTAAAAACTATTATATCCGCCAACGGCGAATTAACCAGCGTCTATGATTTTAACAATCAGAAACTAAACGAGGTTGCCGCGACAAGCAAAAAAACCTTTGGCGCGGAACTACAAGCCGACCAGAAAAAATATAGCGATTCCGTTATTCAGGCAGCGGGGGCGTACGACGCGCAAAAGAAGCAACTTGCAGGGGTAAAGGAAGAACTCAGCAAAACCACAGACCCCAAGAAAGCCGCCGAACTGCAAGCAAAATATAATGAACTGTCAAAGACAGTAGAAGAAAGCGGCAAAAAAGTAAATAAGTCCTTTGCCGACGGGGCAAAAGAGGGATTGCTTACAGCCGATGCCGCAGGGAAACTCGAAAAGCAACTTGGTTTTGCGGCTGGCACAGCGGCACGTCTTGCACCGTCGTTCAAAGAGCCAACGGAGCGTGCAACCGAACTCATAAACGCGCTGAATAAGCAGGTTACGATTGCCGTTAAAGCCGAAACGGATGCAACGGCGGTAACAACGCTCTCTGCTGATTTGGAGGGCATACAGGGCAAATTACAGCCGCTTCAATTAAAGGTCGACGGCGGTCAGGCATTAACCGCCGACGAGCAAAAGCAGTATGATGAACTCTCGGCTAAGGCCGGCGAGGTAAGCGCGAAGATTAAGAAAATCGCGCCCGACGCTGCTACCTCAAGCAGGGAAGTGGTTACGTCGTCGGGTAAAGTTATAGAGATTTTCGATATTAGCAAGGACAAGGTAAGCGAATTTGCCGCTAATGCCAAGACAGCGGGGGAACAAACCAAGACCTCATTAAGCGGTAGTTTCTCGGCGGGATTCACGCAATTAGGCGCGGAACTCGAAAAGCAAAAAACCAAAATTGCAACCCTAAAGGCGCAAATAGCCGCAGCCCCCGAAGGCGCGAAGAAAAATGAATTGACATTAGAACTCGAAAAGACGCAGAACCAAGCCAATGCCACCCGCAACGCCATGACAAAGGCGTTTTTGGACGGCAGCAATGCGGGATTGGTAACCAAAGCGACGGTGCAGCAGATAGAAAAGTCGCTTGGGCTGGCAGCAGGGCAAGGCGAGGTATTGCTGAATAATCTAAAGGCGCAGGCGGAACAGGCGCGTTTGGCGGCTATAGATGTGCAGGGCATAGCAGACGCTTATGCCGCAACGGGCAAAGCGGCCGCGGATGCTCAAAATGCCGGCAAGGCACAAGCGGCGGGGCTTGACGACCTCATTAAAAGAATTGAAACGCAGGGATTAACAACGGCGCAAATCTTCACCGAAACAGGGGTGCAGTACAAAAACGAAGCAGAAGCGTTGCAGGTGCTCAAAGCGAAGCGGTTGCAAATTCTAAAAGACGAAAGCAAAGCGCAAAAAGACGCTGTTGATTTTCAGCGTACCGTCCGGCGGAATGATGTTGTTGCAAGTCTTAATGAAGCGACGACGACGGCAAAGACAAAGGAAAAATTAGGCAAAGACGCAATCGCGGCGGAGGAAAAGGCGGCAATAAAAGCGGCGCAGGAAAGGGCTATTAAAGAACAACAGACAGCAGAAGAACTTGAAATAGCAATTACGCTCATCAAAGCCGACGCGCAAGTACAACGCCTCAATCTCGAAAAAGCGTCCCTTATTGCTGCCAATGCTGAAATCCAACGAACCGAGGTATCCGCCGCTAAACGTAACGCCTCGGCAAAAGATGTGGCCGAGTTTGGCGCGGCGAAAGAAAATACGGGTAAATTCCTGACGCTGACGGAAGAAACAAATCAGAAAATAAAGGAAATAGAAGGCAAATCCCTTGCCGCCCGTTATGCCGA